AAGCTCAGTTTTAGCATCCACGGTTTTAGAATATATAATAAACGCATTTGCTATAGCTACAGGGTCAACTGGAGCACCAGCTACTGGTCGGTTATTGAAGTTTAGAGCTAAAGGCTTGAATGTAGCGTCACCATCTTCTATAGCTATCCAGTTAGGCTGTATAACTGTACTCAGATCTCTTATCTTTGTGGTCGGAGTTGGTTGTGTATTATCGAATACCATATATCACCTTAAAATTGTGGTACTGAACGCGTGTTCAATAAATTCTGATGCGTTCTTCTCATTATATAGTCCACTTGCTCTTTATATAGAGCCGTGATCTCGCTATATCCGTCTAATTCGCCATAGTCGGCCAAAATATTGCGTGCAGTCCCGTAGGCTATACAAGGCCCCCACTCATCCATCTTAGGCGATTCTGAGGCCAATACAAGAGGTGCAACGATCTGGTATGCACTCATCTTTACAACATATGCCTGGTCGGGTACAGGGAATAACTGGAACTGGTTATTGTACATCAAGATGGCTTTGGGTCGTCCACTTTTGAAGACGACATAGTTCATATGGATGCTTTGCCCGTTATCAGGGATGGTGTTAAAGGTAACGCTGATAGCTCCTGTCAGATAATTCATGACAAGCGTACCACCCAGAGAACCTGCAACAGTAACATCAGCATCTGTCCACGTCTCATTAAGATCTTCAAACAGCTCTGTATTGTCTGTGATAGTCACTGTTCCCGGCATAATGGGGAATCCACTTACACTAGTTGTGAAGGTGGCATCTACCGCATTGCCTGTCCAAGGCGTAAGAAAGGTATATTGCAAGGGGTTGGAGCGTCTAAACTCAGCAGAATTTTGATACCAGATCAACGTAAGGTTGTTCAAGGTAGCTGGAGGCACAAAGTTAGTGTACTCCGTCAAAGGCTGATCATAGAACGCTTGATTAGCTTGGGTGGTGAATTGGTAGTAGACCAACTCAGCATCAAGCTTTACCTCAGCAGGGAATGTATAGACATAGAACTGGTTTATCTTCACATCTAACTGCTCATTGGTGATGTTAGATGATGTAAAACGACCAGTGACTTTGCGTATTTTGTCTCTGATCTGAGCAAGCGTCCAGGATGCCATAAAGCCTCTTATGCTGCGTATGATTGTCGTAATTGGAACCTAGGGTCGTTTCCTGTCTTCTTCTTCTCAAGGCCACCCATACCATTCGGACGCCAGTCATATAAGGGCGTAGAACAGCTCTCTAAGTGCCGAGCAATGAATCTTGGTAATTTATATGTGCCACCATGCACCAACACAAACTTGTGCTTAACTCTGCCATTGCCATAAGAGAAACTGTGGATCACACCTGGCTCTTTAAGGTTGATGAACTCGTACTCACCTATTTCTCTTAAGAACTTCTCTTCTTTCTCATCTTTTGGCTGGACGCCCATAATGGGTAACTTCTGGATATACTCAATGTCGTGCTTCTCTTGCTTAAAAATACTCATATCTTCTCCTGTTAAAATGGGGGAACACGTCCCCCCACCAAATTAAACTACGTTGTTTGATCCTTCGTAGATCGCAACCATAGCGGCATCATTTGCGCCGACCATGCCTGTTCCAATCGTTCCGCCCTGGATAGCGACGTTAAATGTTGGATAAGGCACATTGCTTACATTTTTTACTTGTGACAGAAAGCCACCACTTACATATGCAGAGAAACCAGCTGAGGTATCATCTGAACATGTGATTTGCGTCGCAGTGATAGATAACACTGTGTAGTTCGCATTCAATGTGGTGCCTGTAAGGTCATCAGCAATTTCAGTTGCCTTAACCGTATCGCCTACAGCAAAGCTGAATTGATCCAGGTAAGAGCAAGTGAATACTGTGTCAGCAGCGTTTGTAACTGCTGTGATAGGAGATCCTACAAGTGTAGACTGCGCCAGAGGCGTCCATCCATTAGATGTAGTGATAGCTCCAGTCCCGACATTTAGGTGGTAGCCATTTGGCATACCATATACCCACTGCCATGATGCACCGTTTGTAACGTCGATTGTCGTTACACGTGATACTGCGAATCCAACGGATACGCCTTTTGCGACCGCTGTTGCTGGATTTGTCCAGCTAAATGTTTTTAATTGACTCATATTTCCTACTAGCTATGTGTTGCCATCAAATTGACCATAAAAGAGTCATTTAGAATTCTAGCCACAAAGGGATGTTGCCAGCCCACACTTCCCCGTTGGTTTAACGGATCAGAAGCTCCAGCAGAGCCAAGTGGTTTGATATAGAATTCGCCAGTCTCACTACGTAGATTCACAACTGCATATGCTTCTTTGGCTACGACGAAGTTGTTATATACGGCAGGTGTAGCGCTAGATACGCTTCCTACTGAGGTGTATACCCATCGTACGTTGCCAGTAGCTCCCCATTCAGCATCAAGAACCGTTCTTTGGTTTCCTGGGTACTGAGAAGAGGAAACAAAGTTTCCAACAGCTTCAAGGTCATCGAGAAGGTCAGTATCAAGAAATCCCCAGAAAGCGGGACGAATTGGTGTGGTTGCAAACTGGTCAGTTCCTGTGATCACTTCAGAAATCATGTCAGCATCATTTCCAAGAAGTGTTTTTACCACTCCGTCGATATCAGCTTTTGTGAGTTCTGTAGGTGTCCCAGCGTTTACGCCATTAGAACATTGGATAACTGAGCTAGTAGATGCCAAAACATCTCTAGTCACTTCATCCATTGTCTGTGCTAAGTTTTGAGCCAATAGACGAGAAGATTCATTTAGAACCCTGTCTTCTACTGTTAGCTGCACTTGGTTGGTAATAGTTACGAAATTACCATAGAAGGATACTCGTGCTTTCAAGTCAGTGACAGAAAGAGGAGATCCAGGAGGAGTTACACCATCCACTAAAGGGATAGGTACTGTCGGAAGTCTTGCATATCTACGGAAAACAATAGTGTCGCCCATTTTCTGAGGAAGTACACGTTTCTGAGCGAATTTTGTGTGAATTAGCGTTGGATACGCAGTCATCAACAAAAGACGGTCATAGTACTCCCGAACAGCTGGAGGCAGAATTGCGGAGGTAGTAATAGAACTACTCATTGTGTTGCCTTACTTAGTACCCCAAATTTCGACGCGACATATCCATAAACTCTTGATCACTCATGTCGTTGTATCGCTTAGCTTGGGTTACGGGAGTAGAACTGCCTAGGCTTGATAGAGTCCCTGTTGTTTGGGAGTTCTTAATGATGCGATCTGCATCTTCGCTGCGTTCTATCTTCTTATGTTGCGTGGTATACGCATCCGAGTTCTTCGCTAAGTAATACGCCAACTCAAAGTCTTGAGATTTCTGTAATGAAGCGCCTATAGAGGGGTTGGTTTTTAGTAATTCGGGTAAATACTTGGTGACAACGTCTTGATAATCCGGATACTTTTGCGACATCTTCAGCTCATCTAGAGTCGTTTGGAAGTTGTTGACTAACTTTCCGGTATGCTTTTTAAACTCACCGTACGTCATTACGTCAGACTCATCAAACTTCTCTTCCTCAACCTTGGGCTGAGCATGTTGTTGTGCTTGCAGCATGGCAAAGTGGTCCTTCATCATTCGGTTTTCACCTTCTAGCATCTGTCGCTTCTCTCTTTCTGATTCCAAGGCAACCAGTGGTACTGTGCGCTCTTGCTCAGGTTGAGTAGTAGCTACGTTCTCTAGTGGCGCGGCGACCGCCAATTCTTCGCCCGTTACGTTACTTGGGTTCACGCTTATCTCCTTTTCGCCCGTAAATCGGCGGCATTATTGTGTTACGTAAGCTCCTGGGATGGTGGTTGTTTCTGTGACAACCTCATCGCATGGCTTCCCACCTAGATCAACTAGCTTGCTAAAGTCGAATGGTCTCTGTGGCATATTTACCTCCCACTGCACTGTGCCTTGGGAGTTATCTACGACACCGATACACATCCCTACTTGAGACGACGGCTTTTGCTTGTAGGCCTTTATGTGTTTAATCAAGACTGGCTTCCCTTCAACGTGATTAGTGGATGGCTTAGCAAATACAACTATGTAGTATGGATCGCGCAAACCTCTGTTTGCGGTTACAATGTCTTGTATAAACTTGTTGTCATCTTCAATAATTGCGTCGCGGGTTTCTCCTGTTTCCTGAACCATTTAGTCCTCTAATACTTGTAATCCATCGCTTCTGCAGGATAGCCCTTGCTTCCTGGGGAATATGGGTCGATCCGTTTCATGTCGTACTTCTGGGAATCAGTAGGAATACTCTTTACTTCGCCGTCTTGACGATTGTCTGGAATATTGAACTTTCCGCCCGTTGAGCCGCTCATTGATTTATACTTATCCATTTGGAACCTCGTTTGGTTGTTGCGCTAAATGCGCGTGTCGTGTAATGTCACGTTTATGATCAAACATTGCGACACCTGTAATAAACTCATAAAGGTCTCCCCGTACAAGCTTAAGATTTGTAAAAATTTCTTTTGTTCTAGAGAGTGTCAGATCAAATTTAGAACTAAAAAAACCGAAAAAATATGTAGAATTTGTGCAGGGAAATTTATCGTGCGCCCATGTAGAGTAAGAAGTCAGAAGGAGACATTTTGCTCTAAAAAATGTGCTGACAAAGCACTGATTGTGGAACGCACTTTCTCTAGATGTTTGGTATGCAACAAGGAAATCTCCTTTAGGCCTGCTATTCTTAAACATGGCAATAAGAAATATTGTTCTCAGATATGCTTTAGAAAGGATCAGATAAAAGGACGGAATAATTTTTGCAAGAACTGTGATAAAGAGTTCCATGTATCTTCGTATAAAATAAAAAACAACAAGGGGAAGTTTTGTTGTAGAGAGTGTGTTGTCGCTTTTTATTCTAAGAATGAACATCCGAATAAAGGAAATAATTCTCTGTTTTTTAAGAAATTTGCTCGTGAAAATAGAAATGAGCCGTGTGCAATATGTCATAAGGCTACCGTTACAGATACACATCACATAGACGGAAATAAAGATAGAAATGTAATAGAAAACTTTATTAATGTTTGCAGAGGTTGTCATATGACCATTCATACCGCCTCCAAAAAATACAATTTAGAATTGCCCATTGCATTAAAACTGACCTTGTTCATCAAGACTCTCCCCCCGCATCGCCGACGGAAGGAGTCGCAGGAACAGATCCAGTCTTTTCTGAATCAACTGATGCTTCTAAATCCTTAGCTTGAGATGACACTTTCTGAGCTATTAATTCTCGGTCGGTCGTTTCCTGTTGTTCGAGTGAATTTACAAAGCTCCACACCTGCATTATTCTTTCATTATCGAGTTTGGATACCTCAACCATCGTTTTAGCTCTATCTAAGGCAGCTTGGGCTCTGTTTTGCTCAGACTCAGATATTCTTTCCGTTGCAAGAGCGAGATCACTTTGTGTTCGGCCTCTTCTTTCTGTTGCAGTTGCTAATTTCTCTACAGCAGAGGCTTTCTGAAGCTGCATCTGGCCTTCCATAAGAGCATTTTGGGCTTGCGCTTGCTGTTGGGCTTGTTGCGCCTGCTGTTGCTCCATTGCTTGCAGTTCTTGGAGGTATTCTGACTTGCCTTGTATTGGAGCTGCCTTTGCTAACATAGTGCCTGATACGGGTGCTCCAAGCTGTTTTAGGTCTACTAGCTGGCGGAAGTACATCTGACGCTGGGTATCGGTCAACATGCCCTCTTGGACGGAGATGTCGTACTTGATGAAGTCTTTTGAATAGAATTGCTGGGAGGGCTTTTTACCGAGAATGCGCTCTATCTTTTCTGGCTTCCATGTCTGGATAAGCTTAAGTACTTTTTTGGATAGCTGTTTCTGGGAGTAGCGTAGATTGTCGAATACACCTTGTAGATTTGTGATAGCTGCCCCTTGGCGTAGCATCATCATGATCCCAGACTCATTACCAGACTCGGGAACACCAAACGCGGCATCATTCACACCCAAGATTTCAGACATGCCCTTGGAGAAGATATCTTGTAACTGGAACATACCAGGAGGAATTTGCGCTGGCTGGATCTTCTCAATTGCTCCAGGACGTGAGTTCTTGTCTCTCCATATAACGGAGCCTTGGCCCGATTGAAATAGTGACCGTGGATTGATGACAGAATCTTCGTCGGCCATATAGCCCGAGTTGATTTGTGACTCTATTATGTCTACCATCTGTGATAGACGTCTGTTTGTCTCCTTTTGCGGGTCCTTCATGCATCTAACTAGAGATTGCAGCTTGAGGCCCCAGAACTCACTCTCTGGCTCGAACACAGCGACAAAAGGTACAAAAGGGTACTCATCAAGTCCAAACTGGTTTTTTTCTGTCTTGATATAGACATTATTGAGGATGATGTGGCACTCGACATACCGCTTGGGCCTTTTTATGACTTTGACTTGAGAATATTTAGCCAAGATCTGCTTTAGAGCTTCTGGAGGGCCCGACCATTCTGTATATTCCCCTGTTTCCTCATCTACAAGATATGGCACTTGCTCCCACTCCTGAGTATAGAACTCATTATAAGCCATGTAGTCTTGACCATTCGGCTGCTGCTGATATGGTAGCCATGTAAATTTATCGTCACGTGACCACCCCAATTGATGGATGTCCCATACCTGGTTCTCATATCCTGGCAATAAGGATGCTGCCATAGCTGGAGTAAGATATTTTCTACGCATGACATTAGCGCAGTCTGAGAAGTCGAGTTGTGTAAAATAGGGGTCTGTGATGAATCCAGAGTACGGCTCACGTCCGAACTTAATATCTCCATTAATGGGGTCTTCTCGATAATCCATCCATACTGTGGCAAGATTCCATCCTGTCTTTATGGCTCCAGAGAAACAATCGGAGATATACTTATACCCATCGCCAGCTTGATATACATACGATAGCAATGCAGAGAGCTCATCGGCTGCTTCTTGGTCTTTGGATTCTTGTGGGAGTACAATAGAACTTAGTCGGTGGGATCGCTGATAGCCATCCACCATGTTGATGTTTTTTCTGATGAGGTTAAAGACCCATTGGGTTCTTCCATCATCATATAGCTTGGTTTTTTCTTGTTCACTGTACTGATCTCCAAGATATTGCCTAAGATCAATGTCAGCTAATGGGTAAAACGCATTCCAAGCGTAAAAATTATGCGTATATTGATCATTAAACTCATTGACAATGTTTAAGCCGTCTTCCACACCCACACCTATATGTTAGTTCAATGCATAAGAAATTCTTATGTATTGTTCCTTCTTACAAAGGTGCGGGCGCAGTGTGTAAGCACAGCTATGGAGGGATCAACTCCGACCCGCGTAAATCTATTTACTACTTCTTGAAGCCTTTCAAGGTCTGAGCTAAACGGGCTCTCTTCCCTTCTACACCTTTGGCTTTAGCAGCTTTTTTTAACTTACCCGCAGGAATCTTTTTCCCCTTTGGAACGTCAAGTTCTTCACGGAGCGCACCTTTTTTCATGTGCATTTTTTTTATCCAATCTTTGGCCATACTACTTAGCCTTCTTGAGTTTTTTAGTAAGCTTAGCGTCATCTTTAAGCTGCTTGCGGAATTCTTTACCATCTTCTTTAATATGTGAAAGCACCATTTTCTTGGTGGAATCTTTTTTCTTTTTCACAAAAAACTCCAATATGAATATCGTAAATTTAACTATACGCCCTACTGTATAACCTTTCCATTTCTACTGCATCTCTTTCCGTCATTCCTTCGCCTGTTTTATTGAAGAAGTGGGTATATAGTGCATAACGCATTGCATCCAAAATATGATCGTGTTTTTTTATTGGAACATCTAACCCGCGTTCTGTAGCTTTTGGATCCCATAAATAGTTAGAGAATTCCATAATTACATTTTTACAGTTAGAACAGATCTTGCACGTCCCATTAGTCATTAACTGGCCCATGAACCTAATTCCAGGCAATACATCGTTAATCCCATCTGTCATGTTTCGCACGCCATTACGGAGCATCTCTTGCTTGAAGGAGGCAGCGGATGGGTCTACATAGATCGACTTCACATTATACCCCTCTATGAAGCTCACCAGGTCTTTCACATATTCATAGTCTGACTTTTGACGCATCTCTTTGGAAGAATCATAGTAGTATTCTTTTTCTACCGACATATTTGGGTAAGATCCTGCATTGTAGCCAATCAAGGCAAAAGCGCATGGGTTGGTTGTCCCATAGTCTATGCCCACTATATAATAGGTGGCCTCAGAGAGCGGATACGGGATCACGTGGATCTTATCATCAAAGAAGTCATATACTGCGCCCTCGGCCAATACCCACTTACCCTCTATATAACGCTTGTGCCACAAACCTTGATACTCAGCAGACAAATCTCTTATGTACTTTTTTGATAAAGAGGGATTGTCTGTAATATTGAATGAGAATGTCTTTAAATCAAGCTCACTCTCTCGGTCTATGAAGTCACGCTTTAGCCAATGATATGGAGAATCTGGGTTAGTAGACACAAACAGAGCTGCCTTTGGTACCGATAGCCGTGATAACAGCATCTTAAAGAAGTTCTCCGGTATGAGTGTGCCCTCGTCAATCAATGCGCCAGCAAACTCAGAGCCTCGTATCTTGGCCTCTGCTCTGTCATCATTGGCACCGATTACATACATCGTTCTATTAAACAGAGCTACTTCACCCTTTCCTTGCTTATAGACCACGGCCTTGCCAACTAGATCTTGTAATGGGGTGATGATGTTGCGCTTGATGGTCTTATCTGTTCTGCCACATATGATAAGATTTCCTTTTGGGCCATTGGCACAAAAATCTATCCAACGCAATAAGCCGACAAATGACTTGCCAGATCGTACCGGGCCATCAAGAATGTTTATACGAGCCGTAGAAAATAGTAATGCGTCTTGTTGCTTTTCGCTTAGATCTTGCATTATTTTATCCTTTAATCTTCGTCTTGATCAGCCTCTCTATCATACCCGAGCTTAACGCGTCTATTGCGGTATTTGTTCTTTACAAAGTCGATGTAATCTTTTAATTGGCCGTTGAATGTGTCTTCTGCCACGGGGTCTTCTCTTTGGCCAAGTTGCTGTTTACCAAGCCATATACCCATACCAGCACTTGTCTTGGTTAGCTGTAGTTGATTTCGTCTTAGAGATGCGTTGCCACCTGAGGAAAAACGCTCATATACTTCTTTAAATGACGTCTCGTATTCTTGCATGGCCCATGCGTCAAGAGCGGGCATATCACATCTCAAGATGTATTTTATCTCTTTAAACGTACACCAGATGTGACATAAGCCTTCTACTATAGTCTTATCAAACTCACGGACCTTACGCTCTCTATCCACCTTTTTTAAGCGTCCCCGAGCGGGTTCTTTCTTTTTGGCCTTAGTGGCCATGCGCTTTTTTCTGGCTTTTAGGTCTTCTACTGATTTTGTCTTTGTTAGATCTCTTGCACCTACTTTGACCATAATTTTCCCACAATAAAATATTCAGTCAATAGTCGTTATACTATTGAAGATAATTTTACTTAAGAAAAATCGATTTATACCTGAATATGTCCCCGTATACACGAAATCGAGTATACTTTGCATGTCATGTGTATATGAAAAATGGGGGAACGCCCCCCACTCGAACGGTTGAAAAATTCACAAAAAGACCCGTCCTAAAAAATGACCTACTCAGATGGAGTCTATGCTTTTTTGCTTGGCATATCCAATGGGGGATTTGGCTTAGAAGTAACAAATTCCTGAGCCTTCATAGCATCATAAAATGACGTGTGACACGTGCTTGTTCTTGTTAGAGGCGCCCTTGGCTCTGCTGGTGTATCTGGTCGTTGTTGAGATTCAACCTGTGGAATTAATGGGCTACCTGTACTTCCTTCATTAGCTACATATGTATCTAGGAATTGTCTGAATGTGGGTGTTGTTTTTGCTGGCATGGAATACCTCAGTTGGAGCGTGGCAAGTTATGTTACCTAGCGTGGCAAGTTATGTTACCTAGCGTGGCAAGTTATGTTACCTAGCGTGGCAAGTTATGTTACCTAGCGTGGCAAGTTATGTTACCTTCAATTCGATTACAAATGTAAGAAAACCTTACATTCCCATAGAGGGAAAATTTTACTTTGTCCTTTGGTAAAAAATCTCACAAAACTCCTCTCTTATTCCATTGTTTGTTAAGTGGTTGAGTCGTTCAAAAAAAGATTCCTGCTGAGTCAACAGAGTCAACAGAGTCATTTCCCACGCTACCTATAGAACTGTCAGAAAACACATGTCATACAACACATTTACTGCGTATTTACACTAAATATCCGACAGTTTCCTAGGTTCGTCTGGAAATGACTCTGTTGACTCTGTTGACTCAGCACTTTGTCTATGAAAAAACCGCTGTTTTTACTATGGGCCATAGACAAACCCCCATTAGTGCGCCCTTATTGTTGGTGAATTTGTCCTTATTAGGTAAATCGTTCTATGCAGTACAGAGCTGGTACCATATATGCTTTTATTGCTGATATAACTGAATATCCACACCCCACAATAGTCCCGCACAAAATCATAAAAGATAAAACAGTACCTGGGATATCCTCAATTTCCCCACTATTCCATGATCTTCTTAACATAAAAAAGGAGACTACGGCAACGCTCCCATAGAAAAGTGCTATGAGAAGAGACGAGACTAAACCATAAGTGGCAGCTTGCTTCACAAATATAGGAACTTGTTCGTTAGCTACATGACCAATGTTTCCCACCCAATCAATGATCTGCTTTTCTTTGTTCATTACTTTGTCCTTATGATGTAAATCGTTCAAGAACATAGAGAACCGGAACCGTATAGGCCTTTACTGCAGAGACTAAACATGCTATGCCGGCAAAAAGAGATGCCAGGCCGAATAAAATGCATATAAGAACCCCTTGTACTGCCCCTTCATCCTTGCATTTTATAATCAGCCAACTGCAAATAAACCAGGCTAACGCCACCAGTAAAAAGATTACGGCCCACACAATTGATACCCACATACCATATGTAGCTGTTTGCTTCACAAATATGGGGATCTGTTCACTGGCTATATTTTGGAGGTTCCCCAGCCATTCAATGATTTGTTTATTTTTGTCCATTATACCCTTTTAACGGAACGACGTGCAGTCTTGGCATGGGGTCTCCTTAAACAGATTAGGTTGATTGTTAAACAGCTTTTTTCCAGGCATCCCATAGCTCTTGGCACTCTTTTATCTGAGCTTTTTCAATGCGCTCTTGAGTCATGGACTCTTGAGTCATGGACTTCTTGTCTTTAAATTTATTTATAACATCATAAGTTAGAATTGATACAGTCGATATGATGAATATTATCATACACAATTCAACACGCGTGATCTTCATAATACTCCCGAGCTTTGCTTTCGTCTTGTGAGGTACCCTCATAGCGCTCACAACGGTCATAAGCCTCTTGATTGGCTCTATCTCTGTAATCACGCTGTAGTGACTCTATTTCGCTTCCTGGGCCGGCGTAGTCCATCTCTATGTTGAAGCAGAAGGACTTTATGGCTAACAATAGAAATAACAAGATTATCAACATAATGACAAAGGCTCTTGCTTGGCCCCATAGCTTGTGGAATTTTTCTAGCTTCATGTGCCCTCTAATGTAAATATTGTGGCTCATTATTCATCTAAAACGAGTCACAACCGCTTTTGTGGGTTATGTGTGATATGCAAGAGGATAGATCTCCCTACAATATTTTGTACAGAAATGAATGCTATGACTCTTCTTCTATAGGAGAATGTGGCCATTTACACCAGGCGCATATGCCATGATAGACACTGAATGCATGGTTCTCAAGGCCACAAGATTGACAGCGCACAAGATACAAACGACCGTCTTCATCGGTAAAGTTAGCCTTGTTCTTTAGCTGCTCTTCTTTGGTAATCACTTGATCTTTACCTTATATGAAGCGCTGGCGTAGAGGTCTACAATGCTTGCTATATGGGTCTCTGCTTGGCGTAGGTCTTCTTCATTCTCAAACTTAACTGTTAGCTGGCATGTCTTGGGTGGTGTGTCATCACCAGGAACTTCTTCTAATTGCAGCTCTTCCAGATTAAATCCCCAATTAACCAAATCGCCAGCATCATAGCTATTAGAAAGCAGGTCAATATCAAAAGATACGGTATTTTTGTTAAGTCTAATTGTAAGCTCGTCAATTTGGCTTTGAGTGAGGTCATCTTCTGCTTGCATACAGTCCAGCATTTTATAGCCAGCTGCTCGCAAAAGATAAAACCGTTGGTGTCCTCCGATGATCTCTTGATTTTTGGTGATAATGATCGGCGATACGCTTCCAAACTTAGCAATCGACGCCTGAAGCTCTTCTCTTTGTTTCTTGGTGATTTTTCTTGGGTTCTTTTCTTGGGGTCTGAGTTCATTGACGGACCTCGTTATATAGTTCCATTTCATCGGTAATGATACTCTGTCTTATGTTTTTTGAGGCTTTTTCTATAATCCATCATTAGATCATCTATGCTAATAGGGGCATAGTCCCACATGTGTGCGGATGCATTGATTCTGTTGCCATGCGTTCGTGGGTATGATTTTGAATAGCCATGGATGTTTAATATGCCCCCCTCTGATGCCTCATATAGAAGATCAGTGCTTGGGAAATATGAGAAGAATAACTCCCATGGGGCATAAGTGAGTGTAAACGTGTTTGCTATGGCATTGAAGCCCACATAGATCAGATCCTCTATGGATAGTCGGCTCTCGTCCTTTAAGACCAATATAAAGCCATTGAGGCGCTCTCTGATCTCTTTAAGATAAAGACGAGGGCCTTGGCCAAAGCCACCGATGTGGTAAACTAAATCCGAGGGCTTGACTTTTGCGTTCCATCGCTCAATCAGGCCCTCGTTCATCTCATCAACATCAGCAAATGGCCGACACTCTTTATCGATTATGGCATGAGAGCCAAAATGTGTGTCACTTGTTACCCATATCACCATTTCCGTCCTTGGGTTTGTAAAAGAAGCCGTTTTCTATACGGCTCTTAAAGCCCTTCTGATTAGCTAAATAATCTAAAAAATGCGCTTCATGTACGTATATTTCACTATATAGAGTGGTATATAAAGCAGAGCAATGAGTACGCTTCTTTAAATGTTGCGACATCGATTTGTATTTTAAATTCTTGTCTGAAACAAATTGACTCAGCGATACAAATCCGTTCTCATGCAACTGCTCTATATTCTCCATTTTTGGAACTTCGGGAATCGATGCCACAATCGCTCTTGTGGCTTTAAGTAGGTCACGGAACTCAATCATTATTTCTCTTAACCCGTTCTGTGCGTGGTCAAGTCTTTCAATCAAGTTATCTTTTGTCATATTTACTCTTCTGTCTTATTCCATCCCCAAAAATTGGCCGTTGGAATAAATTCTTGATCTGATTCAAATCCAACAGAGCCATCTTCTTTCGGTGAGAAGGTGCCTCGACATTTTAGAGTCATCACATAATCACATACTTGCCCCACTTTGGGACATTCTTCATCAAATAATTTATATGGTAGTTCCATCAAAATGGGATCTCCTCGTTGTGATATTGGGGTGGTGTGGACGCTTGCGTTATGGACGCTTGCGTTATGGACGCTTGCGTAGTGGACGCTTGCGTAGTGGACGCTCGTTTAATTCCGACTCGTATCGCAGCCTTCAGCTCATCTTCTTCACTTCTTGAGTCAATCAGAAATGCGGGTATATATCGGTCTTCACCATCTTCAGTGATTTTATACGAGGCACCCGCGGGAAAATGTCCATTGCCATCTTTTGTTTGCACGATCTTGTATCTTAGCATTACTGTTCCAGTGTAATTAACTGTTACAATGCCCTTGTGCTTCTCATTGGGTGTTTCTTGGTATTTGATAAATTCAATGTTACTCATTACTTTTTCCTTTGTTTTCTATTCTTTGTTTCACTTCTTTTCTGGCTTGTTCGCTCCACGGATGGTCATGCTTGGACTTCAGCTTGGCCGCATACGCCTCATGGTTGCGCTTGCGGATACACGCCAGACAGTGGGAATTGGGCCTTCCATGCGAATAACCAAACTCCGCAAAGCCTTTGGTTTGTCTACACTTGGTGCACTCTCTGGTGTA